ACGTTACAGCTGCTACGTTAAAAGCATCTTTAGGCGTTGGCACTTTGTACGACTCTTACACTTGGATAGAGGACACCTGCCAAGCTGCCCAAGATTTAATTAACGGGTTTTTATGGTTTGACTCTGCCCCGGTAGTGGGAACTGCATTAGTGAACAATGTAGCTACCGTGATGATAGCCAACCCCGGCCTGTTCACTACTGGTCAATCCGTTACTGTAGCCGGGGCTGGCGCTACTTTTAACGGCACTTATACAATTACTGGCACAGTACCGTTTAGCACAGGTACAACTAATTTATTGCCAGCGTTTAATTTACAACTTAACTATTACCAATACCCACAGGGTTACAGCTTTATACAATATGCAAAAACGGCAGCTGACCAAAACTTTAGGCGCGTAGTACCTAGCGGCACTATGACGGGTGATGATACAAAAACCGCTACCTACGCTAATACGCCTGCTATAAACGCAGCTGCACTTATGCTAGCTGAGAATATCTGGACTAGCCGTTTCAGCACACAAGCCGGCGGCGTAAGCGTAGACGGTTACAGCCCTAGCCCTTTTAAGATGAGTAATACTTTAATGGCATCTATACGCGGCTTACTAGCCCCGTATCTTTCACCTAACGCTATGGTGGGATAATGCCTACAGCCGCCATAACTACACTACGCAGTACTATAGCCGCTGCCTTAGCTAATAACGCTGTTTGGAGTACCTTTAGCTACCCGCCAAGTACCATAGTTGCTAATAGCGTAGTAGTAGCCCCGGCAGATCCTTATTTAACGCCTAGCAATAACTCACAAGCCGGCATTTCACCGCTAGCTAATTTTAAGATAATTATGACCGTGCCGATGTTTTCTAATGAAGGCAACCTACAAGGCATAGAGGACACAATAGTAGCCGTGTTTAATAAGTTGGCTGCTAGCTCTATCGTGTTTAACGTTACCGCTGTAACTGCACCTAGCGTTTTATCGTTACCTAGCGGCGACTTGCTTACAAGTGATTTACAAATATCCGTACTAACGAGCTGGAGCTAAAATGGCACTAACAGATGAAGAAAAAGCGTTTCTAATCAAGATAGGGCAAGAATTGCCTAAAGAGGTTAAAGAAACAAACAAAAAAGAAACACAGGCACAAACACCGACACAAGAAACAGAGGTATAACAAATGGCAATTTTCCTATCTAACAACGTAGTAGTAACGCTTAACAGCGTAGCCCTATCAGACCACGTTACTAGCGCAACTATTAACCGTAGTTTTGATGAGCTTGAAGTTACAGCTATGGGCGATACAGCTCATAAGTTTGTAAAAGGTTTAGAGGCCAGCACTATCACGCTTGATTTTCTAAACGACACGGCAGCATCAAACGTACTTGCAACCTTGCAAGCTGCGTGGGGTACTACTGTAACGCTAACCCTAAAACAAACTAGCGCTGCTACAAGTGCTACTAACCCGCTGTATAGCACTACAGTTTTGGTAAATAACACTACTGATATTAACGGCGCTGTTGGCGATATTTCCACACAAAGCATTACATTTACTTGTAATTCACCTATAGTAATTACTACAAGCTGATAACTAGACAAAGGGGCACACAATGGCAAAACTTAAAATAACAAGGGCAGACGGTAGCGTAACTGAGCATAAGATTACGCCCCGTATTGAGTATGCCTTTGAGCTGTATGCTAAAAAAGGTTTTCATAAAGCCTTTAGAGATGATGAAAAGCAAAGTGATGTTTACTGGCTTGCTTGGGAGTGTTTACGCACTAGCGGGGAAGTAGTAAAAAGTTTTGGGGCAGAGTTTCTAGAAACCTTAGCTAAAGTTGAGGTTTTAGATGATGACCCCCTGGAATAGTTGGGCGCGGTAGTTTTGGTTATCTAATTGCACAAGTTGCAGTAGAAACCGGAATACCGCCCCAATACTTGCTAGATCTAGATGATGTGATGTTTAAGAATATATTAAAAGTTTTAACAGATAAAGCTAAGGCGGTGCAAGATGCCAACAGAGTTAAAAGGCGCTATTGAAGCGCGCAAGGCATTACGCAAGTTTACGCCGGATTTATCTAAAGAATTGCAAAAAGAAATGGCAGCGCTATTAAAACCTATAGTTACAGTTGCCCGCGGTTTTATACCTGCTAATGTTTTAAGCGGGTGGAGCAAGGCAGAGGCTAGCGATACTGCAAAATATAGACAGTTTCCTAGATTTGATGCAGCTGCCGCTAGGAGAGGCATAGGTTATAGGACAGCGCCTAGTAAAGTTAATAGAAACGGTTTTAGAGCTTTAGCGCGTATAGCTAACGTAAGCGCTGCCGGTGCTATTTATGAAACTTCCGGGCGGCTTAACCCACAAGGCAGACCACAAGGCCCTGTAGTAGACCGTTATATAAATGGCGTATACGACAAGACCACGGCAACCGGTAAACAATATTCTAAGAGCTTGAACCCTAACGCTGGTAAACAGTTTATAGATGCCCTAGATGCCACAGGTAAAATAGTAGATGCTAATAATCAAACAGGCGCGGGGCGTAGGTCTAGAAAGATGAGAGGCCGGGCTATCTATAGAGCGTGGGCTGAGGACGGCGGCAAGACTAACGCAGCTGTAATTAAAGCTATAGAAAAAACCAAAATTATATTTAATAATAATTTTAAGTCGGTGGCATAATGGCTGTAGATCCACAAGTAGTAGTAAATATAGCCTCTGAGTTTACGGGCAAAAAAGCGTTTAAGGAAGCAGAAACGGCAACTACTAAACTTGGTAAAACTACAAAAAACTTAGGCAAAACTTTAGCAAAAACGTTTAGTGTAGCTGCTGTTTTAGCGTTTGGTAGGGCAGTAGCTAGGGCGTTTAGCGATGCACAAAAAGAGGCTGCATTATTAGCCAATAGTTTAGACTCAATAAACTTAGCGTTTGCTGCACCTTTTATAGGGCAATTTATAGACAAACTAGCTTTAGCTACAGGCAAGGCAGGCGGCGATTTAACTAATGCGTTTATAAAATTATCACAAGCTACAGGCGATGCAACTACAGCACAAAAATTATTACAGACAGCCTTAGATATAAGCGGAGCTACAGGCAAAGATTTACAAAGCGTAAGCGTAGCTTTAGGTAAAGCATTTCAAGGTGAAACTACAGCGTTAGCAAAATTAGGCATAGGTTATACAACAGCAGAATTACAAGGCGTAAAGTTTGATGAATTATTAAAATTACTAAATAGTAGGTTTGGCGGCGCAGCTGCTAAAGCTGCCGACACTTATGCAGGTAAGTTAGCAAGAATAGGACAAGCGGCAGATTTAGCTAAAGAAAAAATAGGTGAAGGTTTTGTAGATGGTCTTGAAGAGTCAGGCGTTAGCGTTGAAGAGTTCCAAGATGCAATAATAAATCTAGGTACAAATATAGGCAGAGCCTTAGGTAAAATTACAGCGTTTGCAGGCAAAATAGGTGAAGAGTTTGATAAATTAAAAGATAACCCAGTAATTGCTTTGATGTTAAAAATATCTCAAACTATAGGAGCATTACGCGGTTTTGATACACTAGGTAAATTATTTGAGCCTGGCCCGGCTGAGGATCCAGCTAAAGTACGCGCAGCTGCACGTCTTAGACGTCAAATCTATAGACAAGAGCAAGAAAATCTTAAAAAAAATCTAACACTTACAAAGGCTTTAACAAAAGAAAAGAAAGACCAATTAGCCCTAGATAAGGCTGCCCTAGCTTTAGGCAAAGGTGAAGGTATATTTGACCTGGATAAAATACAGGTACAGGCAGCGCTACTAGCTAAGCAAGATGAAATAAACAAGCTAGGCGTAAACGCTACAGATCAGCAAAAATTACAATTAGCCAATGACTTAACCCGCCTATCTATTAAAAAGACTATGGCAGAGCTAGAGGAAGCTATAGCCGCCAAAGATGTAGAGGCTGCTACACGCCTTGCCAAAAAACTTAATTTAGACTTAGCAATACTAGGCGCTTTGCAGGGGCAAGAGTTTAAGTTACAAGACATAAATGATATTTTAGAAAAGTTTAAGCCTAAACAGCTTATAGATTTAGATAACTTAAATGAAGCATTATTATTACTTGGTAAAATGGCAGGCTTAAAAATAAACCCTAATTTAGGCGCTACACCGATTACACCGATTACACCGATTACACCGATTACCCCTATTACTCCTATTACTCCTAATGTACCGGCTAAAGTGCCTGCTACTAATGTGGCTGGACAGATAGCAACATTAACTAATTTACGCGCTGCTACTAGCACAGGTACAGGTATTAACTTTTTATTAAAAGAGCAGATAGATACGCTTACAGATGCTATGAGTACTAACGCGCTTAATGCGCTAGGTGATGAGCAAGCAAGATTAAGAGCTATGGGCATATTTGATACACCGGGTATAGGCGCGGGCTCTACCTTTGACCCTGCCCGTTTCCGTATGGCAGATAACATAACGGTAAACGTAAATGCAGGTGTAGTAGGTAGTGAGGACACAATAAGCCTAGCCGTGCAAAGAGCTATATTAGATTTAGAGCGTAAGGGCGACCCGTTGCGTTACACCGGTGGGCTATGACCCTGCCAGTAATAAACGCTATTATTAACTTTAGTACTGGCCCTAGTTTTGCCCAAGCTATGATCTTAGGTGAGGGCATATTAGATACAAACATACTAAGTGATAGCGCGGCTGTAATTGTAGATGTGTCTAACGTAGTAGATACAATACAAACTAACAGAGGCCGTAATCCACAAGCCGACCAATTCCAAACAGGTACGCTAACTTTAAGAATAGTAGACCAAAACGGTGATTTTAACCCACAAAACCCTAACAGCCCTTATTTTGGCTTGCTAGATCCAATGCGTAAAGTAGCTATATCGGCTACCTATAACAGCGTTACTTACCCTATATTTAGCGGTTTTATTACGAGCTATAACACTACTACGCCTAAAAATGCGTTAGACGTTGTTTATACCACAATAACGGCGGTAGATGCGTTTAGACTTGCCCAAAATGCACAAATAGCTACAGTAACAGGGGCTACCGCGGGCGACTTATCCGGCACACGCATTAACCAGATTTTAGACCAAATAGGTTGGCCTACCTCTATGCGTGATGTAGATGCCGGCTTAACTACACTACAGGCAGACCCCGGCACGGCCCGTACCAGCCTTGCAGCTATGCAGACAGTTACCCTAAGTGAGTACGGGGCGCTTTATGTAGATGCTAGCGGTAGCTTTGTATTTCAAGATAGAAACGTAACTACGGCAAGCATAGGCGGCACACCTACGGTGTTTAACGATAACGGCACAAATATAGGTTATTTTGATGCCGTATGGCGCTTAGATGATACGTTGGTATTTAACGCGGCTAGCATCACCCGTACAGGCGGTACTACTCAGCTAGCTATAGATCAAGCAAGCATAGATAAGTATTTTACCCACAGCTATAACCAACAAAACCTACTAATGCAGACCGATGCCGTAGCTCTAGATTACGCGCAAGCCTATGTAGCTAGCCGTAAAGAAACCTCTATAAGATGCGATGCCATTACCCTAGATTTATACACAGATAACTATAATGCCGGCATAATCGCCGCTTTAGACCTAGATTTTTTTGACCCTATAACTATTACTACAAACCAACCCGGCTCATCTACTTTAACTAAGACTTTACAGGTGTTTGGCGTAGCTATGGCAATTACGCCTAACAGCTGGAAAACGACACTAACCACACTAGAGCCGATAATAGACGGCTTTATACTAGACTCAGCGCTATACGGGGTGCTAGACACCGGCGTATTGGCCTATTAGGGGGATCTATGGCAGCGGGCTTAGGATTTAAGACCTTTACTACAGGTGAGGTTTTAACAGCCGCGGACGTAAACGGCTATTTAATGCAAGGCGTATTAGTTTTTGCTACAGAAGCAGCGCGTAACAGCGCGATTACTTCACCGCAAGAAGGTCAATTTGCATTTACTAAAGATACTAACAGTTTATGGTATTACTCTGGTAGCGCTTGGGTAGCTAGCGGCGCAACAGGTGATATAGAGGGTGTTACAGCTGGTACAGGTATTAGCGGCGGTGGCACTAGCGGTACGGTAACTATTACTAACTCTATGGCAACTGCGATAGATGCTAAAGGCGATTTAGTAGTAGGCACGGGTGCAGATGCTTTTAGCCGCTTAGGCGTTGGCGCTAACAATACAGTTTTAACTGCCGACAGCGCCGAACCAACAGGTCTAAAGTGGGCTGCGCCCAGCGCAAGCTCTGGCCCAGCTTTTAGAGCTTTCAGAAATACCTCAGTTCAAACTATAACGGGTTCAACTTGGACTAAAGTAGAATTAAACGCAGAAACTTTTGATACAGCTTCTTGTTTTGATAGCACTACTAATTATAGATTTACGCCCAATGTTGCAGGATATTACAGTTTGCAAGCTGCTTTAGCAGCAGAGGCTCAGACTACTTCAACAGTTTATGCTCAATGCGCAATTTACAAAAATGGAGCGGTAGCAGCTTTAGGAACTAGATTACCTGCCTTTGCAGATGATACACAGGGCGTAGTTCAAGACCTTATTTACTTAAATGGCACTACTGATTATGTTGAGCTTTACGGATTTGTTTTAGCTGGCTCTGTAAATGAAAACTTTATCTTTGGCACTACTAAAACTTTCTTTACAGGCGTTTGGATTAGGAGTTAAAATGACCCTTTATGAAAAAATAATGGCAAGTTATCCAGAATTAACAAATAATTATTTTGTTAAAGGTTTTATAATTTTGCGCAACGATGCAGACGGCTTAGGCGATTACATTGAAAAATGGGATTACGAGCAGCCAATACCAAATGGGCTTACACTAGGCAAGCCTACCTCTTAGCACAATTTATAAAGATATTTCTATAAAATATGCTAACAAGCTATAACGGCTGGCCAGCTAGTAAAGACCCGGCAGAGATAGGTATAAACAGTTATGCAGTACCCGGCACTAATAGAAAACTTAGATGCGCTGAGGCTGTAGCACCTTTGCTTATAGGTTTTGCCGCTGAGTTTCACGCGCTAATAGAGCCAATAGATGAAGGCGGCCTAGATGAGTGGGGCTATGCGTTTCGTATGGTGCGCGGCAGTACAGACCGCCTTAGTTGCCATAGCAGCGGCACAGCGATAGATCTAAACGCGACTAAACACCCGCTAGGGGCTATAGGTACGTTTGCAGCCGATAAAGTGCCAATGATTAGGGCGCTAGCTAAAAAGTATGGCCTAACGTGGGGCGGAGATTACCGTAACCGTAAAGATGAAATGCACTTTGAAATAACAGTAAATGCAGAAAAAGCCGCTAAGATAATCTCAAAGTTAGGACTAACAAATGCCAATTAGCACGCAGGTAACTATAACTACAACCGCTAGCATTATTGTATCTGCCAATTCTTACAAAAATATTTATTTACATAATTTAGGCGGTGGAGCTATTTACTTAGGCGGGTCAAACGTAACTACTAGCAACGGCTATAAGCTAGATAACGGCGATAAATTAACTCTTATTATTGGGGATACAGAGGCATTATATGGCGTTGCTGCTAACGGTACTCATACGTTAGCGGTACTTGCACAAAAATAACTAAGGGCATTTAGGAGCAAAAATGGACAAGAAAAAACTAGAGGCGGCTGCGTGGAGCTATGGGCGCGCTGCGCTAGCAAGCGTTGCAGCTTTATACATATCCGGTATAACAGACCCTAAAGTATTGGCTAATGCGTTTTTAGCCGGTCTTATTGGGCCGTTAATAAAGGCTTTACAGCCTAATGAAAAGCAATACGGTATAGGCGCAAAGTGACTAAGGCCCTACTAGGGGCGCTGCTCTGTATAACGCCCCTAGTGGGCTGTGGTTATGACGGGTGGGTGCGCTATCCTTGCCAGAATTATGAAAACTGGGA